CTGCTCAAAGAAACTCAGCAGATCGTCATCCTCGCCCGGATGCAGGCTCAGTTTCACCTGCACAATAATCGCCTGCGTCTCTGCCCGTGGCCGCGCCATGCCTCACCCCTCAAAATACTTCGTCATCGCCGCCTGAAACAGCGCAATCATCTCCGGCGCGCCCGTCAATCGATCAAAATCCAGACTCTGCACCGGCCGCCCAAAATTGTGCGCCCCCTGCCCCACATAGAACGACCCGGCCTCACCCTCAATGTGCAGCGGCCTCCTGGTTGACCGCAGCCCGGTCAACCTGCCCAGCGCGCGCGTCCCATTCGTCGCCACCGCGCTCTGCATCACCAGCCCGCCGCGTTTCCCGTAAACCTTGATGCTTCCAAACCCCGCGTCAAACGCCACATCGATCGGCCTCCCATCCCCAGCCAGAGAGAGATTTGAACTGGCGGATTTCGTCGCCTTCATCAGCGCGTATTTGTACAACCCGCGCGCCGTCGCAATCACCGGATCATCCGCCACAGACGCCCGGCCGCCAAATCGCTTCAGCACCGCCTCGCTCAGCAAAATCGATCCGCCGCCCACGCATACGATCGCCTCAAAGCGCTTGAACTTGTCCGCCCACGTCTCCTCGACCAACCCCATCACCTCGCGCTGCCAGATCGGCAGCGCTGTCGCCGTGTCCAGCGTTCCATCCCGCAACCGATCGTCCATCTCAGCCAGGCTGTACAACCCGCCCGGATTCGCCAACTCCAGCAGACGACGCACCCCCACATTCGCGCCGGCCGTAAACCGCTCCACCGGCGCCCCGCCGGAAATCACCAGCAGGTCCACCGTATTCATCCCGATGCCCAGCACGCCGATCTCGCGCTTAAACTGCGCCCTGCGCGCCGGCGTCATCTCGCCCCGCTCATTCAGCAGATAATCAAACACCGCCCCAACCGGCTGAGCGGCAACCGTCGCCTGAGCCACCTCCAGCCTGCAGCGCTCGCCGTCGGCGCTCCACTCATGCTCACCCTGCAGCCAGCCCAACACCTGCCGCCGCGTCTCATCCGCGCTCTCGCCCATCAGCGCCGCGATCGGCAGCCCAACCCACACATTCAGCGTTCGCTTGATCATGATTGCCTTCCTTTCCTGGTACTGAGATTATCGGAGATGACCTGAGTGCCACTGATTTCGACAGTCGCACTCTCCATGTTTGTCAGTCCTAAAACTCTTCATCATCATCGTCATCTTCGTCAGGCGCGTTCAACGCCCGCAACTGCGGTAGTTCAAAAGCCGTAACAGGTCGCATCGCAATTCGCTGTGCCACAGCCCGCGCAATCGCCTCGCTGGTTGGCGTGATGCTGTAGATCGCGTTTGCGCCGAAGAACCTCGTGAACTGTCCGATCGTTTCAGTGTACGTCTGTTCCTCATATCGTCCATTGACGACCTTGGCTGTTGATGCCTCACGCTGCACCTCTGGAACGTCCACGCGCACGAACATCGCGCCGCCGATGCTCTGTTCGCTGACCAAACCGGCGAGTTTCGTGTGTCCAAACAACTCCACGATGCACCACTGCTCAAATTTCTGTTGCTGTTCCATCGTTCCATCCTGAAAGATGTTTACCTTCCGATTTTGATGAAGGCTTGCTATTTCTCTGCAACACCGCCACACATTCCATCACCCGCCGCCTGTCCTCATCGCTCCGCATGCCCCACACCTCAGCCGCCACCCTCGCCATCCACTCCGCCAACATCTGCCCCTCATGCGCCGTCCGCCTAACGGTTTTGCGTCAGCCGCCGCCGCTTTCCGAATTGCCGTCAACCTTCGCGCCGTTAGCGGCGGTCGGCTGCACGCTTTGTTGGGCGGCTTGCATGATAGCAAGAGCATCTTTGCCAGAAATAACATAATCATAGGTTTCTTTATGATTACCAATGAGAGTTACCCCGACTTCTGGATAATCTTTCCCGTAGGGATTTACGTCAATTGCGGCGATTGCGGCAATATTGATAATCGATTGCGAATCACCGATCGTAACGTTGACGAACATGTTTTTTTTCCTGGCTATAAGGGAGCCGCCCAACATCCTCATCCACCGTAAACACCACGCCCGGCATCTCAACAAACTCAATCGCATATTTTCTAGCGCCGCCAACCTGATACATTCTGTCCACGTATTGCAATCTTTTAGTCAAACTTAGTTCCAGAAGTTCCAGAAGTTCCAGGTAATGTACAAATGTCTGCAAGTTCTAAAATCACCCGATACTAGACAATAAACCCGATAAACTATCTGGAACGATCTGGAACTGATGGAATATCTGGAATGGCTGGAACTTCTGGAATGCCAGTTAATTTCAGACTCTCTCATTCAGTTCATACCAGATGTTCGTGCCATTCTCAGTCCTAACCACCAGCCCGGTGCTCACCAGATCCTGCAACCTCTCCAGCGTGTGATTCTTCGGCTGCCGCACGTAGTCAGCCACCGTTTGCAGCATCGATCGGCCCAACTTATCAAGCGCGTCGATGATCTCCTGGCGACGTTGCGTCATCCTCAATCCCGCGCCGTCACCCTCGTAATTCCAGACCCCAAACTCCTTATCAAAAGTGAGCAGTAGCGTCGCCTCGTCGATGTCACGCCCGGTAACGTTGAGCGTTGCCCCCATCTTCCCCCGCTCACGATACAATCCCCACATCACGTCACTCACGCCCGCCTTCGCCACCGATCCGTACACATCACTGATCGCGTCTCCGCTCTCCTGGTTCGTTGACTTGCTCTGATGATCGATGAACATCACGCACGCATTCTTCCCCAGCGCCACCGCCTGCAAGCCCGCCAGCGCCTTCGTGATCGCGCCGGCGTCATTGCTGTCGCTGCTCTTCAAGTGCATCCCGATCGCCTTGCTGAACGTGTCCACCACCACCAACTGATACCCGCGCTGGTCGATCAGGTACGCGATCCGATCCGCGCCGCCCTCGTTCAGATTGCCGAACTCCTGCACGAACGCGTCGAACAGCACAAAATCGATCGCCGTGTCCGCCGGCCACATCTGCTTGCTCGCCCGGCTCTTCAGCCGGCGCGGATGGTCCTCCAGCGCGAAATACAGCACCGGCCCCGGCTCGATCGGTTTATCGAACACCCGCCCGCCGGTCGCCTTCGCGCACGCCACCTGCATCATCAACCACGACTTGCCACTCTTCGGCTTGCCGTGCAAAAAGCCCATCCCGCTCGGCAGCAGATCCGGCACAATCCATACCGGATCAGGCCACTCGATTCTCATCATTTCCCGCGCCGGCATCAGGCTCGAATTCCCATTCAGCCGCGAGATTGCCGCATACTGCAACGCCGTGATGCGGCCCGCGATGTCACGCAGATCCGTAACCTCGTCTCCGCTTTCGTCATACGCCCGCGCCGCGCCGTCGCTCAAAATCTCCAGCAGCCCGCGCCGAATGCTGGCCCGCTTCACGATCTTCGCGTATCCGGTCGCGTGGATCGCCGTCGGCACGCAGTTAATCAACTGCGAGATGTACGCCGGCCCGCCCGCCTCAACTAGTTGCCCGCGCGACTCCAACTCCCGCGTCAGCGTCACAAAATCGATCGGCTCCTGCCGATCGCGCAGCGCCTGGCAAGCCTCGAACACCCACCCGTTCTTGACGATGTAGAAATCCGCTGGCGCCAGCACCCGGCTCACATCGCCCAGCACCTCAGGATCGATCAAGACCGATCCCAGCACGGCCTCTTCCGCCTCCACCGAATGCGGCGGCATCCGCGCCACCACCGTCGAACCATATTGCACCGTCGTCACGTTATTTGGCTGCGCCATGCGCGCCCCTTCTTTCACGCAATCGAATCAACATCACATCTCAATGTCTGACAACGCCGCTTCCCACGCCTCCGGGTCCGCGTCCACTGCCGACGAGAACCACATGGCGATCTCCTCGCCGCACGTGCACCGCAGCGGCGGATCGAACTCAAACATGTCCTTGATGACTCCATCCCACAAGATTCGGCCCAGGTAGGTCGCCTCATCCCGGATCAACAGCGTCGATCCGCACTCATGCCGCCCGCCCAGTTCCACTGGGTACTTTTCACCTACGATGAGTGAGTCGATCATTGTCTCCTCGCCTTCATCTCGCGCTCGACCGCGTCCTCAAAACACGCGGCATGCACCAACTGATTCCGATCGCCCCGGTAATACCGCACCCCGTACCCGATCTCCGTCCCGCAGAACGCGCACACCTGCGCAGCCTCCTGGCGCGTCTGCCGGCAATCCACATGCTGACACTCCCCCACGCATGGCCCGTTCCTCGTGCCCGGCCTGGGCAAAATGGCCGCCGCCATCATTCACCTCCTTCACCAATCATCTCTGCATCCGCTGGCGTCACCAGCATCTCTCCGTACTCCGTTTTGCGCGTGAAATTCCGCGACCACGCCAGTCTCCGATACTGCTCAATGCTGTCGCACTGGCGCATGATCACGGCCACGATGTAGCGCGGTTTCATTGTCACGCCGCCCACCGTCCAGTAATACCCGCGCTCGTTCGGCTCTTCGTGCAGCGTGATGAACGAATCCCAATCAACAAATCGTTCCTCGCCGTTGTCCCGCTCGCCGATCAGGCTGTAGCGCACCTCGTAATATCGGAACGGCGTAAACAACTGCCGTTCCATCTCGGCCCGTTTCTCCTCAACCTCAACCTGCAACAGATGGTCGCGCATCTGCTGTGCACGCTCGGCCAGCGCCTGCTGCACCCGCGCGTCATCCATGACGCCGGCCGACTCGGCGCCCGCCGTGTAGGCCGCCACTTCCTCAGCCGTCACCACATCACTGTATGGCCCGCGCTCCTCATCCCAATTGTCATCATCGCCGAGTTTCTCGCCCGTTTGCGGATCGCGCCGATCATTGATCGCATCCAGGAAACGCAGGACGCGCACCGCGCGCTCAACCGCCTCGATCGCATCCTGACGTTCGGTCAACAGCGGCTCCCCGCGCAACTCCTCCACCTCGCGCAACCACCACTCGCCATCCCTCAGGGTTTGCAGCGCCTTTTTGTCATACACCGCAACCAGAAATGCCGCCCGCGCCGACCGCACCACCGCCTCATTCCACACCAGCTCGCGGTGCGCGCCATCATACGCCTGCCAGACCGCTCCCTCTTCCAGTCGCAAATCGGCCAGCGTCTGATTGATCTCGCGTTCAACCCGATTCTCGATCTCGGCCATCTTGCGCGCCAGATATTCGATGGGCGTCATGCAGCCATACGAATTGACAAACACATTCTGGCTGATGCCGCGCGTCTCGACATTGAAGCCAATCGCCATTCCGCGATAATGCAGCGTCACATTGGGCCGCATCCCGCCGTTATACGTCGGCTCAAACGCCCGCCACGTGGCCTCATCCACGCCCAGCGCATCCCGGACTGCCGTCAGGCAGCGCCACTGCCAACCCTCGTTTTCGGCGTTCATCTGGGCGATCTTCTTCTCGTGCAGCAGCGCGTCATTTTCAAGCATCTGCTGTCCCGCCTCAAGCAACTGCGTCAAATCGTTCATCACATCACCTCCATCGCAAATGAATTTCATCCTTGTGATTGTTATAAATTACTGTAAGCGCGTCATGTCTCCGCGTATTGCGCATCGATGATCTCTGGTTCACGCGGGGCCGGTAGAAAATTCGATCCATTTGACAGATGAGGCAACACCATCGCGCCGACTGTTGTTGTCCTGCCGTCAATCATCCACTCAAAATGAGATAGAAACACGTCCTCAAATGACAACAGGCCAAAATCGACGGCTTCAAACTGCGACTTCAGCCACCAGTGCAGCGCGCGATAGGTTGCGCGCTCCATTTGATCCCAGCGATCCGCGTCTGATTTTCGGGAGTTGCGTCGAATACGCTTCGGCTTTTCCGGTGCGGGCACCACCAGCGAGACGCTGACAGTCCGCATGTGACCATTCACCTGTTTGGCGAATTTCACATTGATGCGGTGCTCATCAAAATCTTCTGAGAATTGAACGCCGCGCGCGCCGGCCTTGATGAGAATACGGCGGATCGCCTCTTTGCTTCGTTCAACCGACACTGACGTTTCAGAATACGCCATGATCGCCTCCTTCTCTGCATCACCCCGCCACAAACGTCTCGATCTGCCGCAGCAGCCACTCCACCTCAGCCAGCCACCACAAAAACGCACCCATCACAACCTCCTGACTTGTTGTATAATACAGACGGCGAACGGGCCGCAACCCTGACGCCGCCACAAGGCCCTGCCCCACAGGGCCTTTTTCTTTCTCAGACTATTCAGCCGTCCGCGCCGCGCGATTCTTGATCTTGGTGCACAGCCGGCAAACCGGCTTGCGCGTCACGCCGACGTTCACCTTCACGCACTTCGGCAGCAGCGGCAGCCCGCACTCCGTCATCTCCAGCGAGCGTGGCAAATGCGGCGTGTGCCGCCGAGAGTGAATCACAACCGTGATCTGATCCATCACTCTTGCTTCCGAGTAGTCCGATTACCGGAACCCGCCCGCTTGCGTTTTTGAAGCGCCTCAACCTCATCCGCCGGCAGCGGCACCTCCATGAAGTTCATATATTTCGCCGGGTTACTCTTCATCGCATCGACCACCCGGCTGTACTTCGTCGTCGTCTCGATCGAGCCGTGTCCCATCTCCTTCGACACCGCCCGAAGATCAGCCCCGTCAAACACGCTCCACGTCCCGAAACTGTGCCGCAGCGCGTGACCGCTGATCCCGGCCGCCTTAGCCCCGACCGCCTCCAGATACCCGTCGATCATCGCACGCACCCCGCGCGTGCTCATCCGTGCGCCGCGTTCGCCGTGACCGTTGTTCGCCCAGTGCAGACTAACGAACAACGGCGTGCCCGGCTGGCTCATACCATCTCCCTCATCCGCCTTAACGTGCATCAGCGCGTGCGCCGCCAGCCACTTCTCCAGCGCCATCTGCGTCTGCGGCACCAGGTGGATCGTCCGCCACTTGCTGCGCTTGCCAAACACGCGCAGCGTGCTGCTCTCACCGTCCGCGCTCAACGCCACATTCTCGACATTCAGCCTCACCAACTCAATCTCGCGCAGGCCGTGCCGCATCGCCAGCAGCAGCATCGCCTGATCGCGGATCGCCTTTATCTTGGCGTTGACGCCGTGCTTGTACTGCTCATCGCTCAGCACCAGCATCTTCTGCATCGCCAGCCTGCTCACATATTTGATCCGCTCGTCCTCATCCGTCCGGTCCGACGGCGATTTGATCCGCGCCGCCGGATTGCTCGGCAGTTGCCCGCGCTGATACGCCATGTCGTAAAACCGCCGAACGCTCGTGAACTTCCTACCCGCCGTGCTGACCTTGTATTTCGCGGTCAACCACGCCCGATAACCCTTCAGCACGTCCTCGTCCGCCTGCGCCGGCCGCAGACCCTGCGCCATCAACCAGACGAGATGATCGCGCACATCACCCCAATAACTCCTCAACGTCGCCGGGCTGGCATTTCCATCCGCAACGTCCAGCCGCATCCAGCGGCTGAACTGCTCCAGCATCTCCTCGATCGTCGGCTCGTGCACCGCGACCAACTCCCTCCCCTGACTCGCGGGGGATGGTTGGGGTGTGGGTTGCATCGGCACGTTTTCCCCGCTCACATAGATCGGCACCTGCAAAACCGTCTGCGTTCCCTGGTCGATCACGATCGATCTGCTCATCTCACACCTCAATCAAAATCTCGCGCAGCATCCGCACCGCCGCCGTGCGCCTGTTCATGATCAGCGCGGCCTGGGCCACCAGCACGCTGCGCACCTGCGTGCTCTCGCAGGTCAACAACTTTTCCAGCACCTTCGTCAATTCCATATTCGATCGATCCAGATCGTTCAGGCATTGCCTCACGATGTATCCGTTACTCTTCGCACGGCGCGCCATTCAACAACTCCAGCACCTCAGCCTTGGCTTTTTCGTTCATCGCCGCAATGCGCTCGGTGTGTCGCCGCATCGCCCCCAAAATCATTGGCAGGCCGCTGGCCCCAAATAGCGCCAGCATCACCAGCGCCTCGCTCACCCCGATCACCAGCGCCGCCGACGCCAGCGTCACCAGCACACCGCCAACCACGTAAAACGCCGTGTATACACCCTCATTTTTTGCCTGATGCTGCGCCACCCAGCGGTTGAACAGCACCCCAAAGGCGGCATCACCCGCCAGCGCCAGCGCCAATCGAATCACAAATCCCGGTTCATTCATCGTCATTTTCTGGCTTTTCCATCGCGCCGTGTTATGCTGATAATGCGCCGGGATGCTGTGGCTGGCATCCCGGCATTCAAGGAGGAAGAGCAGCCATCGAGCCGCTCCTGCGTGAGCATCAGCCGGCCGGGGCGTCCGTTCCCGTTGCAAAGCCGGGTTGACACTCACGCAGCGGCGGTTCATGACAATAGACCATCAGTCTCTTATGGTGGCCTGGCGACTCGGCCAACAACATGCCCTTCGCCCAACAATCCCGATCGGAGAGATGCTCCACCATCGGCTCTCCCGGAATCAGATCAAAAAACGATCGCGGCACGCGCATCGTCGCGCGCGTGATCCCCCGATCGTTCATGCTGCCATCTGTGCTCACGACTGCCTCAACAAACAACCGGCGACCGATCATCATCGGCCACCGGTTATAAAGTGTTGATCACTGCGATCGGCTGAGACGTAAACCGAATGCCCAGCCGGTACGCCCACACCGTGATCGTGCTCTGCTCAACCCCCAGCGCCTCAGCCACATCGCGCTGGCTGCCATGCTCATTGTACAGATCGCGGATAATCAGCCGGATGTCCCGCCCGCCATGCTCCGCCTCAATCTCCAGCATCTGCGCCGTTTTCCGCACGTCCGGCAGCACCGGATCATCAATCGGCGCATATTCAATCCGCTTCGCTTTTGTCATCTTATGCCTTGTCCTATTCATGTTAGGAAATAGCCTATGTCTCCGCCTAAAAAAACCGCTTCGGAAGAAGCACAAGTAAAATACCACAAATACAATCGACTTGTCAAGTGTCTTGATGTACAATCTTAGGAAGTTGCCGAAATTTTAAGGTTTGTATGGATTCCATCAGTCTGGGGAGACGGTTGCGGGCGGCGCGCGAAGCGCGCGGCCTGACACAAGAAGACCTGGTCTCGCGCCTCGGCAAAAACAGGTACGCGAGCGACATCTCAGAATACGAGAACGGCAAGCGCAAAATGCCCGTCATCGATCTGCCGGATTACGCGGCCGCGCTGGAGGTGCCGATCACCTATTTTTTCGAGGATGTCATGCCGGAGGACGATCTTGAACTCGCCGTGGTCGAGTGGTTCCGCACCCTGCCCGGCCCGGACGCCAAACGCCGCGTTTTCATCGCCATGAAGGAAATGGCGCCCTTCATCATCGGCGGCGGCGGGCCAGTTTACGACGAGCCAAAACCCGTCGAGCGTGTTCTCAACGAGCCGCGCGCCAAATTCAGCAAACATCAGCGTAAACCATGAAACCGATCATTCTCCTGGTGGCCCTCGGCCTCATTCTCTCGGCCTGCGGCGCGCCACAGCCCGCGCCCATCGTGGCGACAGCCGTCACTGCCGATTCACCGGCCTATGCCAAACTGGCCCTCATCGAGTCCGAATCGCCCCGCCCGCCCGTCGCGCTGGTTGAAGCCTTCAGAGTGAGCATGGACAGCCTGTCCAAAAAATGCCACGGCGAGACCCCGGAGCATCTCGCCGCGCTCATCATCAAATCGCAGGAACTGCTGCGGGAGAAAAACATTGACGTGAAACTCAGCGAGATTGCCCGGCAGGTCGATCGCAGCCTGCCCGCCGACGCGCAGATCGCCCAGTGCAGTGACGTGTTTGCCGCCTTCGTCACCCTGACCATCAACCAGAGCAACTAGTGCACTTCCCGGTAGAACGCTTACAGGAACGTGTCACGCGCCAGAAAAACAGCACCGAAAACCCTGCCGCGAACATCACGGATCATCGCGGCCGCCGCCCGACACGGCTCCATTTTCAGCCGTTCCGTGTCGTCTCAGATGAGCGCCAACCCGACTTGGTTCGGGTCCGTGAGGTCCGGAGTTCAAATCTCCGCGCCCCGACAGAACGCTCACGGATGACCTCCGCGGTCATCCGTGAGCGCCGCACCTCCCGCCAGCCTCAGCGCGGCGCTCACGGTCGTTTTCTCTGCTGTACAAAAAAAACCTTCCGCCTGGCCGCTTACCGGCAACCAATCGGCCATACCAGGCAAGGCCCGCAGGAGAGAAAACATCATGGATCGCAAACCGCGCCGCAAATCACCGCCGCTGTCTCAGGCCCTCGCCGGCTTCGTTTACTACAAATCCGCCACCGGCAAATCCGAGCACACCATTGCCGACTACCTCGTCACGGGGAAAAAGGTCATGGCCTATTTCGTGACCGATCCCCCCTTGTCTGCCATCACGCGCGACGATTGGATCGATTTCTTCGCCTGGCTCACGCACGACTACGTCAGCCTGCCCGTCGGCCCCGTTGACCGGCCGCCCAGGCCGCTCGCGCCCAAGACCATCTTCAACATTCACACTAATCTCTCGTCCTTCTACACCTGGGCCGTTCGCGAAGGTCTGGTCGATCGCAACCTCATCCACACCATCGAGCGGCCCGGCTATGAGCCGCCCGTCATCGTGCCCTTCACCAAGGACGAAATCGTGCTGCTGCTCAAAGCCTGCGCCACCACGCGCGCCTGGCGATCGCGCGCGGCCACCACCAGCGCCCGCTACACCGCCGATCGCGATCAGGCCATCATCCTGCTGCTGCTCGATACCGGCATCCGCGCCGAGGAACTGTGCGCCATCACACTCAACGATGTGAACCTGGAGGCCAACAGCATCATCATCCGGGGAAAGGGCCGGGGCCGCGACAAAAAAGAGCGCACCGTGCACTTCGGCAAACTCTGCGCCAGGGCGCTCTGGCGCTATCTCCTGCCGCGTATTGGTGATTCATCTCTGGCCGGGCGAGGCCAGGGCGACAGTCCCCTCTTTCTCGCTCGCGCCGTCATCGACCATGCGCCGATGAATCGCCAGTCGCTCTATCAACTGCTCCGCGACATCGGCGATCGCGCCGGCGTGCCCCGCGTGCACCCTCACCGTTTCCGCCACACATTCGCCATCACCTACCTGCGCAACGGCGGCGATGTGTTCACCCTGCAGATGCTGCTCGGACACTCCGACATGGAGATGGTGCGCCGCTACGCCAACATCGCCCAGGCCGATTGCGCCAGCGCGCACCGCCGGGCCAGCCCCGTCGATAACTGGCGGCTGTGACGCCCCAAAAACACAACGGCCCGACATCACCTCGGATGTCGGGCCGCTCTGCATTTCCCAGTATGTGCCTTATCGGCAATTACTCGCCGCTTGACGCCATACACGTCCACTCGGACACCCGGCCCGCGCCGCCACCGATCTGGCGCTGCGGGCCGGCACATTTACTCAACGTCCCCCTCCCCCTCCCCATCCACATCGTCATACATCAGGTCCTCACTCAGCATGTCAGGCTTGCGGCCATAGGCCGCCATGAACTCCAGGCAAAACTCCGCAAACGCCGGCGTCATCGCCTTCAGCGTGAACCGATCGTCTTTCAGGCGATTGAAGATCAATTCCGCTTGTCCGGCGCTCAGCGTGAACTGACCCTCTTTTTGATCGTCCAACCGGGCCACGCGCGCCGCCAGTTTCAGCCACGGCGCCATCTCCGTGAATTTCAGCGGCGCGCCCTCCGGCACCCAGTTGACGATCGTCTCCAGCCACTCCTTATCGTGCGTGGTTGGCTTCACGCCGTCCACGAATGGCCTAAATTCGTTCCACAGCGCCTCTTTCGCCGCCGCCGGCGCCTGTTGCATCACCTGCGTGATCCACGCCAGGTTGATGCCCACCGTGCCGGCCCTAGTCCGGCGCTTCAACTGCAAGGTGACTGCTGCCATTTGCACATCTCCTGATGATAGTGATTGCGCTCCGCGCCGTCAGCGCGCGATACGCCAGACCGTCATCTGGCTGTTGCTGAACGCCTGGCCGCGGCTGCCGGAGTCGTTTCTGACTTTCACATTCAGCGTGTATGTCGTCCCGGCCGTCAGCGCGACCTTGTAGAACACCACGGCCGTCATGGAACCGACGCCGCCGTCGGCGGTGACGCCGGCGCGACTCGACTCCAGATGATCTGCGCCGCCGTAATAGACATCCAGCACGCCGGCCAGCACGTCATTGGTGTTGCACGCCGCCAAGCCGGCGGAGAGGCTGAAGCGCATTTGCAGGATTACTAGCGCATATTCGTTCACCGCCGGCGTGAACGATCCGGTCGTCAGGCCGGTCATGTCTTGATAGGTGCTCGTCAGGTTGACGTTGCCGCTGGCCGAGATGACGGACACGTCGTTGAGTTGCGCCTGCAACCCTTTTCCCAGATTGAGCGCGAACACGTCGCCGCTCGCCTTGATCTGCCCGGCGGCCGCGCCGGTCGCCGTGCCGACGTTGAGGCCATTGTCGATGACGCAAACATCGGCGTTTATTTTTACCCACACATTCGAGTTGCTTTCTTCAACCCGATCAGAGATCCGAATACCCTTTGTCGGCGTGCCTGAATAACTGGTGAACAACTCGATCTTCGAGTAGCCGGTTTCGGTCCCCCCGCCCTGCGTTGAGACCAACAACGTACAACCCGAACCGCTATTGGCAGGTGATGAAACCTGAACGAACGCCGCGTCCAGCGGAGAGGTTTTGGTCGTGTAGATTTTGCAATGATCGCGGCTTGTAACAGGATCATAGAACGTTAGCGCGCTCGCCCGGTCGTATGCGGTTTGTGCGAACATGGTGATTCCATTGCTCGCCAATGCTATCTTTCCGCCGCCGGCATACAGTTTGCCGTCCGTGGCATCGATCTTGACCTGATACGTCCCCGCATTCAGGCCGTAGTAGCCCGTCCGATCGATCCAGATGCCCGTCCCGCTCGTCGCGCTTGTCGGCGGCGTCGTCCCGATCGCAATCGCGCTGCCCGCGCCGCTCATCGTCAGTTTCCCGCTGATGCTCAGCGCGCCCAGGTCGCCGCTCGTCGCCGTAATCGCGCCGGTGATCGTCGCGTTCGTGGCCGTCAGCGCGCCGGTCGCCGTCACGCGAAACGGCGCCGACGCCTTCGTGCTGCCGCCGATGTTCAACGCGCCGTCGGCGGCATCGTTGAGCCATAGTTTATTGGTCGTGCCGATGACAATGCTGCCGCTCGTCAGTGACCCCATGTTAGCCGTCAATGCGGACAGCGTTGACACGTTGATCTGCGCCGCCGTGACGGTCCCGGTCTGGATGTTGCCACCGTCGATCTGCGTCAGCCCGCTGCCGTTGCCGGCAATGGTCAGTGTGCCGTTGGCATATTTGAGATACTGGCTGGCGTCGCCGATGAACATCCCCCACGTCTCGCTCGACACGCCCGGCATGCCGTTGAGATCGCCGATGCGCACGATCTCGGTCTGGGCGTTGTACATCGCGCCCTGCCGGATCAGGCTGATGCGCGGCGTGTCGTAAGCGTTCAACTCGATTCGGCCATCGCCGCTGACGCCCAACACAACGAACGTCGCGCCGGCCGGCCAGTCGTTCGCGCCAGTGCCGTCTAAATTGCGCGTGACGTTGTACGTTGTCCCGGACACCAGCGAGCCGATCAACAGGTATTCGACCTGCCCGGCCACTCGAAACAGCACAAACTCGCCGGATGTCATCGCCTGCCCAAAGTTGATCTGCGTTGCAGCGGCGGCCACATCCGCCGGCAGCACGCCGCTGCGCTTCGGGACCATCAGCCAGCCGCCCACCACGCTCACGGTGTTTTCGGCAAACGTCACCGCATCCAACTCGCTCAGCCAGCCCTTGCGCCACAATCTCGTGCTCGATCCGATGTCATACATATCGGTCGTGTGCGGCAGCAGGTTGCCGCGCATGTTGAGCGTGCCATTCACGTCGAGCGCGGCCACTGGCGCGCTCGTCCCTATGCCGACGTTGCCCGCGCCGGTGCCGGACGTGATGACCGTCACGCGCGGCGTCGAGGCGTCCGATCCCAACTGCAGCAGGTTGTTTGCCGCGTCGGTGTAGATCGCGCCCTTCGTGCTGCCGCCCGATCGAAACAGTATGATGCTCTTGCGGCTGGCTGTCACCGTGTTCAGCCGCACCTCAATATCCGTGTTGCTCGTCTGCTGATAAAACTCCACTTTCGCGCCCGGTGAACTCGTGCCGACGCCCAGCGTGTCCAGCACAAATACGTTGCCGTTGAACGTCTTGTCACCGGCGAACGTCTGCGCGCTGGTGCTCACCACGCCCGGCACAGTGGACGTGGCCGCCTCTAAATTCCGTGACGAAACCTCGGTGAGCCAGATGTCAGAGATACGCTGATTGTTGGTGGTATAGCCGCTGTAATTCATCAGACACAACAGTCTAATGTAAGTCGTGCCTGGCATGAAACCGGCTGTGTTCCAGCCGGTTGATCCGCTGGGCAGTAATGTAACCACGCCCTCGTATCGTGTCCACACGTTTTGGGGTGGTTTTACATTTGAGGCTATAAAGTACACATAGGTGTATCCAGACGTTGCATTGCGGACTGGTGTTCCGGCCGGCAAATTAGGCCCAGGCCACGGCGCTGTCAGCGTTACAGTATTGCCACTAATCCCGCCCGGCGACCACATGCCGTTGGGCGAACCATACGCAGCATAACCAGGTGAAATATTGCGCGTGTAGGAATAGTTGGGGTACGAGTAACCCTTCGAGTTCGTGTACGGCCACCACGCGATCTGTCTCGTATACCAGTTGCTGCTATCTCCGCCATTTTGCCAGCCCGTCGCGTCGGTCAGCGTCATAGTGCTGTCGCCGTTGTTCAATGGCGAGGCCAGCGTGGTATCCGTCGAGTTGGTATATTTCAGCACCATCCATGGGTGGATTGCCAATTTATCGATGTCATAGCACGCTACGCCAGCATAGAATCCAGCGCCTGCATCATAGCGTGATCCGTCAGCATCGCCATTTTTAAGCCATACGACGCCACGATAGTAGCGGGTCGTGTCCACTGCAATATATTCATCGCTAAGCACTACCTGCGCAGTCGTCGCCTTGAACGACCCGCCGCCGCCGTGTGTCTCAACTGAATCGAACGTCAATTGAGAGAAGTTGTAGTTGCTGCCCAGCAATCCCGATCCGTTTGCGACAAGATTCATCCCGCGACTGTTGATGTAATTGCGCGAGATCGCGTGCGAATCCGCCGACGGCTGCACGCCCAGCGCCACACCGCCGTTGGCGGTCAGCAGGCCGGTCAGTGTAAACCCTCCGCTTGAATTGGTCGCCACAATCGTCGTTGCCGTTCCGGTACTGCTGGTCGTTATCGCGTGCGTGTGATTCGTTGTCGCGCTGTTGGTGCTGCTCACCGTCAGCGTGCCCGGCGTGTTCATGGTGATCGTCCGATTGGCTGTCAGTGCGCCGCCGCCACCCAGCGCGCCTGCGCCGGTGACGGTAATGGCGCTGCGCGCGATCGTGCTATCAATCGCGTGCGTGTGGTTCCCCGCTGCGCTGTTGGTGCTGGTCGCCGAGAGTGACCCCGGCGTGTTCAGCGCGATCGTCACCGCACCATTCGCGCCGCCATCGGTCAGCGTCAGCCCGCTGCCGGCCGTCAGCGCGCGCTCGTTCGGCAGCCCGGATGTATTGCCGATCGTCACAAACGCTTCGGCGGCCAGCACAGATATGTCCACGCCGTCGATCGTGATCCCCGCTGACACGGGCAAATTGCCCGTCAGCGTGCGCCCGCCGTTGCTCAGCAGAAACTGCGGCGCTTGGCTGTCCGCAATGGAGCCGGTGTGATGCGCCGAATTCAAATCGTGCGGCGACGGCGCAAACGGCCCGCTGCCGCCGCCGGCTGCGCTGATCCACCCCAGCACAAAGGGCCTGATCGCGCTCAATAGTTCACTCAGCCGTTCCATTCACACCTCGGCGTACGATCTCCCCAATTCCCACACGCTCGGCAGCGCCTTGGGTTCCGGCACGTAACTCAGCCGCTCCGCGTTGAACTCCGCCGCTTCGATGAAGATCCGCGACGGATCAGCCAGTTTCGACATGTCCGCGCTGGCCGGGATCACGTCCCTGAACCGTGCCCACACGCCGACCGTGCATTTTTCCTTGCCAATCGACAGTCCCCACGCATCCTGCAGATCGCCCTGGGCGTTCAGGAGATAATCATTCGCGCCCGGCGCCGGCTCCTCATAAACCCTGACCACGCGCTCGCGCGTCACCGTCGCCAGCAACCGCCGGCCGCTGGTCGTCCCGGTCTTCAGCAGTTTCTCAACCTCGTCAATCGCCAGGCTGTCCCCGTCACGATACTCTGATGACGTGATGCCGCTGTTTCCCATAATGGCCGTACTGAGCAAGAACGGCCCGGACGCCGCAATCATCGCCGCGATCTGCGCCGTCGTCTCCACGCTGGCCGTGTTGGTGTTCGCGTAATACCGCCACCCCAGCGTCTCCCACCACCCCAAACATTCCAGCGTCGCCGCCAGTTCATTGCTGTCCATCCGCGGCCGCACATCAGGCACCGGATACCGCGCCTGCGCCAGCAGCGCGTCGCGCGCCGCGTTCGCCTGCGTGCTCGTCGCCCCGTCCAGCGATCCCCGCAACTCCTTCTGTCCATACGTGCTAACCGAATCGTCGTTCTGCACCCAGGTCGTCGTTGCTCGCGTCCCCACCGTTTGAGTGCCCGGATTCACCAGCGAATACGCCAGCGCCACCCGGTTAAACATCGTCTCCAGCGATACGCCCACCTCCAACGGCCCAACCCCGATTCTGACCGCGTTGACGTATCCCCACCAGCACGCCTCGCCCTGCTCGTTCAAGATCTCCACCGGGCAGCGCAGTTTCTCGATCATCTCCCACAGCGCCTCCGGCGTCCCGCTCACGCCGATCTCCGCCGCCCGCGGCCCGCCGATCGCGTGCCACGTGTACCAGCGCGGCGTGTACGTCACCGCCGGCACGCTCAACGGTTCGCTGAAATTGCGTTCCAGAACACGTACATCCATTTAGATCGTCAACCGCCGTGGCCGATAGTAGGCCTTCACACTCAACGTCCGATCGATCGCCGCTGACCCCGTCACCGTGTCGTGCAGAAAATACAACCGCTGTAGCCTCCCCGGCATCACCGCAATCCGCTTGCCGTTCCCGATGTAATGTCCCGTCTTCCCGGCCGGCGACCATCCATCGGTGTATGTGAACCCGCTAATCCCGTCATCGACAATCCGCGCCTGGTAAGCCAGCCCGTAACCGCGCGGCGACAGTTTGCGATAGCCGTCCAGCGTGGACAACTGCACAAAATCCAGCGAAAGCGTGTGTGTCCCGCTCTGCTGCCGCTGCGCGTACAGCACCAGCGTCAGCGGATACAAATCCCCGCTGCCCACCAGATACGGCGTCAGTTTCAGCATTCCCATATCTTGAAGCGGCGCGTTGGCCGTCAGCAAAAACTGCGGACCCTCCCAGATCGTCGTCAACACAAACTTGATCCGCCAGCGCAGCCACATGTCGCTGTACGCCATGTTCAAAAACCGGCCCAGCAGCCGGAAATAATTCCCGCCGCAGGCGTTCAGCAGCGCCGTGCTCAAATCCCAACTCAGCAACTGCTGCTCCGTCGTCGCCGACCAACTGAAATCCTTCCGGCTCCCGCCGCTGCAGGTCGCATCCGCCGTGGTCGTGCCTCCCGTCCCTGCTTCCGCCTCCAGGATGTGCGTCAAATTGGCCGGATCGCTCAGCACGTTCTGCGTAATCCACAAACTGCTCGCGCGCGTCGCGCTGTTGTAATTGTTCGTAATCTCCAGCCGAAGCGGCGCGTCAATATCGCCCGTCACGTCCGCCGCCGCGATCTGCACATAGTTGTCATCGCCCGCGTCCGCGTCATCGTGATTCAACACCGTCAGACCGCTCGTATTGTTTGTACCGTTCCCGTTCGTCAGCGGAATCTGTGCCTCCGCCCCCTCCCAATAAAATCGGCGCTTCCACGCCACCCGGATTTCGATGTTCTTGTCCAGCCACTGCCACCCGGTTGCCTCATCCGCTAATTCCACCCGCCCGTCCAAAATCTCGCTGCGATAGTACCCGCTGTACCCGTCCGGCTGATACTCCACGTACACCCGATCGCCAATCTGCCGGCGCTGATACCGCCGCGCCTGCGCCAGCGCCAGTTCGATCGCCTGCTTATCACTTTGCAGATTCGTCGCGCTGCCGTCCTCCAGCAGCGCGATCCGCGCCACCTCTTCCACATTCCGGTACGCCGCCAGCGGCTGCTCGCCGCCGTCGCTGAAAATGCTCGTGTTCTCCAGCGCGTCCGATTCCGGCGCGCGCGGCGTGTATTCCATCAGCACGTACCGACCGCTGTTGAGATTGATCGTCGTGCTGCCATAGACAATCCGCAATCCGTGCGCCACGTCTATCTCCGCCGTCGAATGTGATCTGCCACGCGCAGCGCCAGCATCTCAACGTCGATGTTGCTGCCGATCTGCCCCACCGGCACCGTCACGTAGATGTTTTGATTTCCCATAAGTCCGCTACCCGGCGCTGCACTCGCCAGCGCCCGCATCGCGTCCTGCCGCGTCAGCGCATATCCCGGAACCTTCGGCACGATGATCTCCGGCCGCGTCAGCGCGTTCTCGTTGAACAGATACGCCCGGTTCGGCAGCATTGGCCCGCCGCTCCCTCGCGTCTTGACGTTGTGCACCAGCACCCCGCCCGCTACGTAGGTATGCTGAGGCTCAACGTTCAGGTTATGCACCCGAATCGGCCGCAGGGTTGATGCGCTGGTGTTGCTCAACACCGCCGCCGGCCCCTGGCTGGTCTCAATCACGTCGCCGGACTCCAGCCGCCGGGCCGGCAGAAATGCGCCGTGCACCCGCTCCACCTCGCGCGTCACGCGCGGCGCGTAAAACGGATGCTCGCCCGTCACCTGCAGGTGCGCGCCGTTCGCCAAAGTCAGGTCAAAATACTCGCGCGTCTCGCGCTGGATGGTCTCCGTCACCACGCCCGCGCCCATCTCGCCGGGCCGTTCCGGATCAAACGCCATCACGCGCTCGCCGCGCTCAATCTGCTCGATCGGTTTCTGCGTCCCGTCGGCCATCCAGATCAGCGTGCCCGCCGTGAAGCAACTGGGCGCCGTTCCGCCGCCGCCCCCGCCGGGTCTGCTGGGACTGCTGCCGGGGTTGCCGCCGCCTCCGCTGGGTGTTGGCGTCGGTATTTGGACGTTCGGCAGTTTAATCCCCGTGATGGCCTCAATCACATCGGTGACTTTGCTCAAGATCGCATTCAGCGCGGCGATCACCTCATCGCTCACCGACTTCATGCCGCTCTTGAGCGGATCGCCGATGTTCGGTCCGTACCTGATCAGCGTGTCCCGCATGCTGCCGATGGCCGTCTGCGTGTCCGCGGCCGCGTTTCGCATGGTGGTCGAGGTCGTCGCGGCGCTCGTGGCAATGCCCGCCGCCATGTCCAGCGCCGCCTGCCTGGCATTCCCCATCTGCGTCTTCACGTTGCCCGCCATGTTTTGCGCGGCCGTGCTGATCGCGCTCAAATCGCTGGGCGTTTCCGCCGCCCGATCCTTCACCTGATCCATCGCGCGATCCATGTTGTCGGCAAATGCCTGCAAATTCTGGTCCTGCGATAGTTGCGAGGTCGCGCTCAATACCGCGCGCGTGGCCTCGGCCGTGGCCGAATCAATCAACCCCCACTTCTCAGCCAGCATCGTCAGCGCATTGGCCTCGGTCGCAGTCAACCCGTCCGCCGCCAACTGCTCGGCCGCCATGTCGAACAGGATGCGCTTCAGCCGCTCATCGTAGGCCGCCGCGTTTTCATCAAGTGCTTTATTCAGATCAGACAACTCGCTCTTGATCTCACCGATGCGTTTCGAGTTATCCACCCATGCTTGAGTCGCACCGCTGGCGCCGTTGATCTTCTCGGTGAGTTTCTCGATCTGGACTGCAAGTTTGGCATGTTTTTCTGGATTGGTCTCTTTAGCCAACTTGGCCTGTGCTTCTGCCAGTTGAATCTCGGCCAGCCTCAATTCATTCGCGCTAAGCGTGCCCTTCTTGTGCGTGGCAATCTGCCGGCCTTGCGCGGTTTCCAATTTTCCCAGTTCATCGCGCAGTTTCCCGATCTTCTCGTTCAGTTCGTCCTGCTTGGCCTTGAAATCGTCATACGTCGGCCCCACCTGCCCGTCGATCAACGCCCGCAACTGATCGAGTTGCGCCCCGGCCGCCGCGCTCTCATCCGCCGCTTTCCGCTGCGCGGCCGCATACTCGTTCGCCTGATCGATCGCCTTCTGCGTCGCGTCCCCCAGGCCGCTCATCGTCTGCGCCTGCCGGCTCGCCGCGCGATTCGTCTCGTCCAGCGCCCCCGCCTGTCCGTATGCGCCCTCTGTCACCGCCTGCTGCGCGCGCAGCAGCGCAACCTGATCCGCCGTCAGCGTTTTCACCGCCGCATCCACGCGCGTCACCGCGCCCTGCCCCACGATGAATATCTCCTGCCACACCCCGGCCGCCTTCGCGCTGCGCTCGACCTCCGCGTTGTACTCCTGCAGCGTCACCTCGCCCGCCAGCAGTTTGCGGCGCATCTCGTCCTGGTGCGCGATGAACGCCTCCTTCAGCCGCTTGCTGCCGTTCGTCGCCAACTCAAACGCGGCCCCGGCCCGGCTGAACATGTCCTCAATGACGTTGCCCGTGTTGGCGTTCGCCATCGCAATCAATTCGTCGTTCGTCGCCCTGGCCGCCTGGCTCGCGGCCTCGAAAAACTTAATCATCACCGCCAGCCCGGCCACCAGCAGGCCCACCTGCACCGCCACGCTGCTCAGCGCGAACTTCAGCGCCTCGCCGGCGCTCGTCGCCAGCCGCATCGTCTGCACAAAATACAGCACGTTGCTCACCGCGCCGCCGATCGATTGCAGCCCGCCCACCAGCGTGCCCACCAGCGAGACCAGCCGCCCCCCGATCGATAACACCGGCCCGGTCGCAGCCGCCAGTGCCAGCATCTGCACAATCGCCTGCTGCAACCCCGGATCCAACTCGCCGAACCATTTCGCCGCGTCGCGCACCGCGCGGATCACGTCCTGCAGCACCGGGATGACCACCGGCAGCACGGCATTGCCAAATTCGATCAGGCTGCCGTTCAGTTCCGACATCGCCGCGTCAAACTTGAATTTGGCGGTGCTGGCCGCCGCCTCAAACGCGCGATTAAGATCGTCCTCGGTTGTCGCCGCCAACTCGCCGAAGATCTTGCTCGCCTGCGCCGCGTTCTCGCCCACCAGGCTCAGCAGACCTCTGAAGCCGCGCACGTTCGGGAAGATCGCCGCCAGGGCTTCGTCGTCCTGGCCGATCGTGTCGCGCAGCAGCGTCAGCGTCGCCAGCAAACCGTCCTCGCGCAGCATCTTGCGCACCTGCTCGCCGGACAATCCAAACTTGGCGAGCGTGTCGGCCGCCTGTTTGCTCGGCTTGATGAACGCCGACAGTATCCCGCTCAGGTTGGTCGCCGACTCGGCCGCGTCAAACCCCACCAGCGTCATCGCCGCCATCGCCGCGCCCACCTGTTTGAAATTCACGCCCAACTGCGCCGCCACCGGGATCACCCGCCCCAGCGCCGGCGCAATCTGATTCGCCTCCCCCTTCCCCTCGCGCACCGTGGCGACCAGTATCGCGGTCGCCTCCGCCGATGACAGGTTCGATGTGCGATACGCATTCATCGCGCTCGTCACCGCATCGGCCACCACTTTCGTCTCGCCCAGCCCTGCCGCCGCCGCCTTGGCTGAATTGCGCACGACATCGATCGCCTGCGCGCTCTCGATCCCGGACGACGTGACTAAATACAGCGCGTCCGCCAGTTCCTTCGGCCCCCGACTGACCTCCGGTCCCATCGCGATCAACTGCTTCGACCAGTCGTTGACCTGCTGCTGGTTCTCGCCCACCAGCCCCACAATCTGCTGCATGGCGCTTTCAAATTCCATGCTCGTCTTGCTGGCGGCCGCGCCCACCGCCACCAGCGGCGCCGTCACGCTCACCGACAACTGATCGCCGATGCTTTTCAGATTATTCCCGATGCGTTTGCTCGCGCTCTCAAACGACGACAACTGCGTCACCGCCGCTGTCACGCCGCGCTTCACGCCGGAGAAATCGATCTCAATTTTCCCGTATGCCGACCCGACCTGTACGCTCATCGCATTGCCTGTCATGCCCGAATGCATTAATCGGGCATCCTTCCGCGTATCGCCCTTATCGGAAATGAATCACCACACCCCGGACTCCGGGATTCTCATCGATCTGATCGGCCCCAACTGCCGCGCGTCGGCAAATTCGCGCGCGCGCGCTGTCGGCCCGTCGCGCCCGCCCAGAATGCTCTGCAGCGATCGGTTCTTGCGCAGTTCGGCCTCAACGTAAGCCGCCAGTTCCAGGCACGCCAGATCAAATTGATACGCCGCCCACTCATCATCAATGCTGAGGATGCTGCTCGGCCGGCTGTGATACTCCCTCGCCAGCAGATGCACCTGCCACATCGCCCGCCGATTCGTCACGAAAGGACTGCAGCGCGTTGGCCGCGCCGTTCGCCCACATGAAGATGTCGATGCGATCTTGTGCAGGGATTTCGCTCAGCGTCAGGTGCTCGTCGTCGGGCGCGTCCGCCAACTGCGGCTCCACTAGGCACGCCCGCACCACCACGTTCACCAGCGGCATGAACTCCTGCACCTCGGCGATGCCAAATCCGCCCTCGGCCGCCTTCTGCACCAGCGCATCCAGCGTGCTCGGAATCTCGCCGTTGGCCGCCAGATCCATCAACGTCGCCCGGCGCAGTTTCACCTCAAGCCCGCTGGGCAAAGTCCGCGCTTCAATCTGCCGCGCGCGCCACGCTCGTAGATTCATGACTGGTCCCTGGTTCCCCTCCCCCGCCGTCGGCGGAGGAGGGGCTATGCTGTTAGTTCGCCGGCAGTGACGCCGCCGTCTCGTTCAACACGATGTCCAACAGCGACAGGGCCGTGCTGTCGTACACCGCAATCCCGCTCAGTTTCGACACGTAGAACTCGCCGTACTGGAACTGCCCCTCGATGTTCCCCGTCACCTTCGCCTTGTAGATCTTCACGTGCACGTCGTCGCCGCCCTCGCCCAACATCTTGCCGTAGATTTTGAAATAGGGAAACGCCGTGCCGGTCAGCATCTTCAGCGTGTTCACCTGGTTCGGCGTGCTGCCGCTGGTCGTCGCCGTGAACCCCGTCATCAGCGCCAGCGCGTCCAGGCTGATGCCGCCCTCCTCCAGCGACCACTCCAGCGCCTCGATCGACGCGCCCACCGAGACGATCTGATCGTTCCCCTTCAACTCGCCGCCGATCAGCCGCGGCGTGAAGGTCAGCACCTGCGCCGCGCGCAGATTCACCACCACCGCGTTACGCACCAGTCGAATCGCGTTCAGCCCGAATGGTTTTGCGGTATCCCATGCCATGTTGCACTCTCCTCATCGTGTGTGATTTGAAAATTCAGGACCGCCCCGCTGTCAATCAATCTCCGTGCGATGGCCCACCTCCTCATACGCCTCCGGCGTCATAATGCCCTCCAGCGCCAGTTCGGCCGCCCGATCGGCGCCCACCAACTGCGCCAGCGCATCGTCATCCGCCACCACAAAATCGACGCCCGGCTGCGTCAGCATCTCCTGCACCATCGTCACGTCGTCCACCTCGCGCGCCTCGCCCTGCCCAAACCGATACGGCCCAAACTCGCGCACCGTCGAACTGCCCACATACTGAATCCGCATTCCGCCTCCTTCGCGGTACGCCTCCAGGCAGGCCACCGCCTCCGCCCTGTCTCCCAGATACTCCGCGTCGCCGCATTCCTCCAGCGCCGCCGGCGCATACACGCCGTTCCGCAGCCGATAGGCGCTCACCCGCCGCCGCCAGCCCGCGAAGTATCGCTCCACCTCGTCCAGCCCAAACACCCGCTGCCCGCCGCCCGGATGGCTCGTGATCTGCGCCCGGCCCACCGGAAATGTCGCCAGCAACCGCCCCTGCGGCCTCAGGACGCGCCGTATCTCGGCAATCACGCGCTCCACTGCGTTTTCTTCCGGCAAATTGCCGTAGGCGGCCAATCCGACGTGATCCAGCGTGCTGATGCACACCACCACGTCAAATGCTTCCGTCCACTCCGCCGGCATCTGCGTCGCATTCACCTGCGCCACCTCGATCGGTGCCGGCGCCTCACATGGTCGCGTGTCGGCCGCCACAATCCGCTCCGCTCCGCACGCTATCAGCGCCGCGTAATAGGTCGCCCCGGCGCTGCCCACATCCAGCACCGCGCGCGGCCGGCCCAGCCGGCTCACCAGCCACGGCACCTCAACCACGCGCTCGTTCACCGCACACCCTCGCTCGCCGCGTGCAGCACGCTCTCCGCCGTCCGCTCCCACGTCGCGCACTCGCGCAGCCACGCCGCCGCCCTCATCCCCATCGCGCGCGCCTCATCCTGATGCTCAAAACACCAGCGCATCAACGCCGCCGTGTGCTCCACGCTCGGCTCCGCCCACTCGCCAATGTCATCCCACCAGCCATACTCCGCGCGCGACATCCCCTCAATCTCGATCGGCATCCCCCACTGCTCAATCTCCTCCGCCAGCCCGCCGTAATTCGTCGCCAGCGTCGGCATCCCCGTCGCCGCCGCCTCGCGCGGTGGCAGTCCCCAGCCCTCCCCGCGCGACGGAAACACAAACACGTCAGCCCCCGCCAGCATCCCGCGCCACTTGTACAGATCGACCTTGCCGATCACCGCCCTCACATTCCGATCGGCGAAGCGCGGCCATCCGGGCAGCGCCTCCCTGAAATTCAGGATCAGCTGCACATCCTCGCGCCGCCCAAACGCCGCGCAAAACGCCCGATAAGCCACGTCCCACCCTTTGCGCAAATCCGGCGTCCCGCTCCACAAAAACGTGTACGGCCTCATCTCCCCTCTCCTCGTAGGAGAGGGGTCGGGGGTGAGGTCATTCCTCTCAATCGGCCAAAACTCGTCCGGGCTGATCCCCCACGGCGCCAGATCGATCGGACACTCCACCCCATTGTCCCTGAACACCTCGCGGTTCCACTGGCACGGCACCAGCAGCCGCTCGCAATACCGATTGATCGCCTCGGTCCATCCCGCCGGCAGTTTCGTCGCCTCAAACATCGTGTACCCGATCAACCCCTCACACCGAATGTTCCCGTACCATTCCGGCAGACACAGCGCCACGGCCGCGCCTGCAACCTCCCACGCTCGATTCTCCGGCGTTCCCCACGTTCCATCCTGCGCCATGTCGATGATTTCCACGCCAGAATCGATCCTGCGCAGCGCCTGCGCAATCTGCATCGTGCCGTGCCCGTACCCGTCCTGCGGAATGTGAAACCCCATGAAGTTCAGCATCACTTCATCCTCGTCGCGTAATACCGGCTCATCCCAAGCGAGCACTGCAGCGCCTCGTCGCCCTGCTCGTTGATGTCGTCGCTCCACTGCACGTCCCACACGTGATCGGCCACCTTCACCCGGTTCAACAGCGCCAGCGTCCGCGCCATCGCCGCCTCGATCGTGTCGTAGCCGTCCCGCTGGTAAAAATAGACCTCAATCGCCGTGCGCGCGCTCGTCGCATACGGCCCCGTCTGCACATCGCTGCCCACGCGCACCAGCGCGCACGGCTTGATCTCAGAGTTCGCGTCGAACGCGCCCGGTGTGTTCTGCCGGCTGATCTCCGTCGCCGCGTGCACCCCGCCCGTCAGCAGCGCCATCAGCGCCGTGTCTGTCTGCAAAATCGTCACGATCGCATCACGCAATCCCATGTTTATCTCCCGCTGGGCGAGGTCTAATTGAACGTGTACGGATCCTCAAACACCCACCGCGCCAGATGCTGCGCGATCTGCGACCGAATCAGATCGATCATCAGATTCCCGCCCAGCGCCTGCTGAAACGCATCCATCTCCGGCCACGGCTGCGATCCGTCCAGCCAGCCCCGCAGCCCATCGGTGAATTCCCGCTCGCTCATCATCACCGCCGTTTTGTAGCACAGACATTGCACGTGAATCGGCAGCGATATTTCTCCAACCGCATAAATCCCCTTGCCGTCGCGTCCGCCGTTCACCACCGTGTCGCACTCATCCTCAACGGGATGCGCCGCGCTCAGGTGGATCTGCTCGCCCTGCACCCACGGCATCTGCCTGAACACGGCATCCGTCGCCAGATGGTGAATCGCCTGAATTTCATTGCGCGCCAGCCGCAGCGCCTTGTACGCCACGCCCTGCCCCGCGCAGGCATCTTTGCTGTACAACCCCGTGCGCCGCCCGGCCGCGATGTCCTTCTTGGGCACCTTGTACAGCCTGGTGCGCGTCCAGCGCGGACAATCCTGCCCGGCCCCCAGATACTGCTCCAACATCTCCGCAATCTGCCACGCGCTCGCCCCGTTCGCTACGCCTGCATTGATAATGTCCTCAATCGCGCGCAGCGACTCGTGATCCAGTTGCCACACCCGCCGGCTCAAATTCAGCCCGTCGCGGTAAATGCGCTTGTCCGCCGCCGCCCGTATCGCCTCCAGTTGCGGATTGAACACGAAATCAATCACGCTCACGCGCTCGCCCAACTGCTTCTCAACTTTCGACAGCGCCGGCTTTAACCACTTCTCCTGATAGATCGCCAGCGTCCCAAACGGCAGCGCCGCCGCCTCTGTGCGCATCTCCTCAAACAGCGCCTGCCACTCCGCAAAAAATTTCCGCCACTCCCGCTCAACCGCCTGCTTCGCGCGATACAACCCCAGCCCGTCCATCGTCCCGTCGTCGCGCGCCTCGCCGATCACCGCCGCCTTCATCGCCTTTCCCGCGTCCAGCAACATCCGGTGCGTCTCGCCCGTCACGTACAGGTGCATCCTCAGCAGCGCCTTCTGCTGCGCCCTGTGCGCCTGACTGAGCGGAATATCGGCCAGCGTTTTATTTCCCATAATGGCAATACAAGGAAACTCTACAGCCCCGCCTCAACCGCCGCCACGCGGCCCGCATCGCCGCCCGCCGCCAGCATGATCGTGCTCAAATCAATGCCCGGCAGAAACGGCGCCAGCACCTGCAAAACCAGATCATCCGTAAAGCCCAGCGTCCGCAGCCTCAGCGCCGCGTCCGCCGCATCGCGCAGCATCGCCGGCGTCACCACCCGCTTGCTGCTCCACACAATCTGATACGCCGCCGTCTCCGGCAAAATGCCCGCCAGCAATAGTTGCCGATCAATCAGCGGCCGTACAATCTCATCCTCCACCCAGCGCGTGATCACGCGCAGTTCCTCGTCGTATTGCTCTTTCTGCTTGTCCAGCACGTCCCGGTTCAAATCCTGCCCGTACCCGATCAAACTCATCGGCACCGGCGACGCCGTCCAGAACGTGCGGATGTGGTGCACCACGTCCGCGATCTGCTGCATGTTCGCGTCGCCCTGAATCGCCGTGATGCTGCCGGCCTTGTTCGTGTAAAAATCCGCCACCGCCGCAAACGGGTTTGACAGCGCCTCCTGATTCCGTTCCTTGTACTCCTCCAGTTCCGCTTCCGATGCGCCCTCCACCACGTGCAAATACTTCATCCCTGCCCGCGTCTTCCGCCGCACCGCAATATCGGTCTCGCCCTCGCTCATTCGCTTGAACGCGGCCGTGGCCGATGCAAACAGCGGCGCTCCATAGCGCGATCCCTCGTCGTGATCCCATCGTGCGTGAATGATCTGCCACTCCGCAAACCACACCGCATCCGCTGGCGCCTCAATCCCCCACCACGCCGCGTCCCCCCACCAGAACGCCCGCGTCGGGTCGGCAAACCGATCGAACTCATCGCTTGCCCGCCGCATCTCCAGCGTCGGCTTGCGCGTCAGCGTCGCAATCTCACCGCGCGCGTTGACCCCCACCTCCAGAAATGAATCGCCGTCGCGCAGCGTCAATCGCATGTAGTCGTCCAGGTGATTGATCAACTGCACGCGCTCCACCATCCGATGCGCCACCTCCACCGCCTGCGCCACATCCGATTTGATCACAAACTCGCCCACCGCATCGCGCGCCAGCGTCCCCACGATGCGCCGCACCCGCATATCCGTGCGGTACATCTCCCGGCATTTGCGCACGATGTCCACCCGATCGCGTTCTGCCCGGAACAGATCGGGCAGCGTGCTGGGCCGCGCCGGCACCCCCATCTCGTCGATCGTCGTCGCATCAGGCTCAATCTGTCGTTGCCGAAACAGCGCTGCAAAACGTTGAATGAGTCCCATCGTCTACTTCCCATCTCCACTCTCCCTCTCCCTTTGGGAGAGGGCCGGGGTGAGGGTTACCTGAACACCTGCTTCAACATCCGCTCCAACTGCGGCAAATTCCGCTCCATCGTGCTCACGATGATCGCGTATCGCCCGCCGTTGCTCAACTCCAAAAACTTCCCGTAATACATCGTGTGCGACAGGCACAACACCAGCCGATCGCTCGTCCCGCTCACGATCGTGCTGTCCCGATTGATCTGCCGCGCGTCCAGCGCGCCCGTCAGTGGTGGCAGCCCAAAGCCGTCCACCGCAAAAAACAACCCCGATCGCGCATTGCCCGTCCTGTCCGTCCATCGCGCGGACCTCCGCGCCTGATCCTGCATCTGCTGGCCCACGTAAGCCGCCACGGCATACACCGCCGTCAGCAGTTTCTGCTGATACTGCTCCAGCCCCTTCGCCAGCGTGCTGGGCGGCTTGATCCACACAATCCCGCCGCTCATGACGCCCTCTCCTCATGGGAGAGGGTTGGGGTGAGGGTGATCACTCAATCGCCTCCGCCCGCGCCATCGTCGCCACCCGCCGATCGGGCCGCACCCACGTCACCCGATATAACACCGGCCCGCCGCCCACCGTCAGCGTGAACCGGTCGTCGATCTGAATGTTCAGCGTCGTCGGCCCCAGCATCGTAATCTGATCGCGGCTCTCCTGGGCCGTGCCCGATGCCGATCGGCGCTCGCTGGCAAAGCCCGCCCCGGCCAGCCGCACCGTCTGCGCCGTCAGCGTGGTGTTCCCGCGCCGGAATGCCACGCTGACGGCGTTCCCGTTCCGTACCGTGTTCATGTCGGCCTGCATCCGTGTCAGATCGTCCGCGCTCAACATTGCCTGTAATACACCTACTCGGCATCACGCCGCAAACGTGCTCGGCGCCTCGCCCCGTGCGTTCACCGCGCCCACATACGCCGCCACCGCGCTGGCATACTCCTCATTCAGCGCCTGCGCCTGCTCGCGGATCTGCGCCGCCAACTGCGTCTTCGTCACGCTCTCATCGCCGATCGTGTACGACCACGCCTCCTGCGTCGCCGCGTTCGCCTGCAGCCCCAGCGCCAGTGCCTGCGCCTTCAACAGCACAATCGCCGCCGTCTCATTCGTCATATCCTGATAAACATTGTTGTCATCCAGCGCCAGCGCCGCCATGTACCACAACTCGCGCGCCAGCGTGTACGCCGGCGTCGGTGAAATCACCAGCCGCCCGCCCTGCACCATCGCCCGCTCACGGAATGCCCCCGACACCGGGATCAACCCATCGCCTGTAATCAGCACTCCTGATTGCGGCTGAATCGCGCTTGCCAGGCGGATCACCTTCACAAAATCCGCCGGCAGCGCGTAAGTCGCCGTCCCGCTCACGATGTCGAGCGTGGCGACCTTCTGCATCGGCGCGCGCCGGCTGAAATCCGCCGCCGCATCGCGCACGCATTGCTCATACTGCGTGCTGCTAGGCACGCCGTTTCGCGCCGCCACGGCGGCCTGCAGTCGGCTGCTCAACGCGCTCAGCGCTATCGCCATCGCTCACCTCGTCGCCCTGTGGAAGTTGCTCCGTCGGCCTCTCTCCCTCGCCCTGTTGGAGAGGGGCCGTGGTGAGGGCATCCACCACCTCAAACCACCCCGGATGCGCCGCCTGGGCCATTGCCAGTTGCAGTTCGCTCACCTCGCGCACATCACCCGGAAAAATGAACACGCCCGCCAGCGGCACGCCCTGCGGCCCGATGAACTTTACTCGTGGCATGTCTCCTCCTAGTAATTCTTGAACGTCACGCGCACCGTCGTCGTCACCGGCTGCGTCGCCGTGGCCGAAGATTCGATCTTGAATCGAATCGCTTCACCCGCCACCGGCACGCGCAGATAATTCGAGCCGTCCGCGCTCAAAATCACCCGATAGGGCTGCGCCGTCACCGTCGTCCCGCTGATCGTGTTCCAGTACGCATTCGCCCAGTTCGCCGCATCGTTGCTGAACTGCGGCGTCACCGTGATCGTCGCCGTGCCGCTCACATCCGCCGTCACAAACACGTCCGCGCTGGCCCACAACACCGCCCGACTCGCGTCCAGCCCGGCGGCTCGCAGCGGCACCGCGCTGTACGTCGTGCCCGTCGCCGTGATCGTCGCGTTGTAAAACGTGTACGTCGCAAATGCCGTCACCCGCGCCGGCGGCGGATCGCCGCTCCCGCTGTCCGCCGCGGCCAGGCCGGCCCCCAGCGCCAGCAGCAGCACCACCGTCACCACCACCACAATCATCACACGTCGCGCCTTCATGCTCTCATCTCCTCGGTTACCCCTCCCCCGTCATCGGCTGACGGGGGAGGAGTCAGGGGTGGGGGTTACTGCACCACCACGTAACTGCCCTTCTCCGGCACCGGCGCCTCCGTGCCGTTGTACTCCTCGGCGTACCACTGATCCGCCGCGATCAACGCCCCGTTGCTGTCGTAGGACGGGAACGGCCCCTTCAGCGCCATCGGGCTGAACACCCGGTGCGCCACCAGTTCGCGGTTCACCACCAGCACGTATGAATCGCTGAACTGCGTGGTCTCAAACACCGGCAGGCCCTTCACGCGGCCCACGTAGCCCGCCGCGTTGAGGTCCTGATCGGGCCGCGCGCCCGCCGCCGAGAACCCCGTCCAGTTCGCCAGCGTGTCGCTCAGTGTCGTGCTCATCACCACCGCCGTCGGCTCGTAATAGCGATTGGTGATCTTCACCCGCGCCACGCCGATTTTCTTCACCAGATCCGCGTAGTCGATCGGCGATGCGCCGCTGTTCCACGTCCCGCCGCTGTTGCTCGCCACCCCCAGCGCCGCGCTCAGCGCCAGGTAAAACACGCCCTGGTCGATCTTGCGCTGAATCTGGTTGATCAACATGCTCAGCGTGCGCGTCGTCGCGTCCCACCCGATCTGCGAGCGGCTGAACAGCACCGCCTCGTTGCTGATCTGCTGCGCCAGCCGGTCGGCCGCGCACGACATGTCCTTGTAGGTCAATTGACCCTTGCCGCGCGCGATCGGCTGCATCTCGCCCTTGCGGATCGCCGTGTACTGGTAGTTCGCCAGCACCGTCGCGCCGTCGCTGATCGTCGCGATCGTCATCAACCGACCGTTGGCGTAGTCGATCAGGTAGTCGGTGTTCTCCACGTAGGTCGTCCCCGCCGGCGAAGAGGTCACCACCACCGTGCCCGGCGTCAGCCGGTTGTGCGCCAACTGCACCCAGTTGTTCAGGTCGGTCACCACGCTCTCGTTCGTCACGCTCACCACGGTCCCGGTCTCCGCCGCGTAAGACTCGTAAAACACCCGCGTCGGATTCTGATCCGTCACCGCGAAGTCGAACACGCTCGCCGCGATCAGCCGCGGCCCCATCTGCGCGATGATCGTGCGGCTCACGCTGTACGGCAGATTCAGATCGGTCGTCTGCTCCGCCTCTTCCAGCAGCCGCGCCTCCTGCTTCAACTTCGCCTCGTGCATCTTGTCGAAGCGCTCCAGCATCTGCGCCGTGAACACCTCGTTGATCGTCTTCGGCTTGCGCGCGTCGAAGCGGCTGCCCTGCCCGGTGCGCAGCAGCGCCTCCGTGAACTCGTGCATCCCGCGCGCGTAGGCCGGAATGCCCAGTTCGGTTTCGATCACCGGCCCCACCACGTGCACGCCGCGATAGCCCATCGCCGTCAACCGCGCCTCAGCCGCCAGCGCGTCATACTCCTTGCGCTTCGCCTCCACAATCGCCTTCACCGCCTTCTCATCCTGCGGCTTCGCCGCGCGGATCGACTCGACGAACAGCCCGTTCATCTTCTCGCCATACGGCAGATCCTTCGTTGCCGCGCCGATCGCTTCCTCGATCGCTTTCGCCTTGGCCTGCTCGTCCAGCGTGCGCTTCGCCTCAACCGCCTCTGTCAGCGCCTTGCCCAGATCGGCCTGCTCGTCGATGCCAAGCAGTTTCCGCACGCTCTCCTCCAGCGCCTTCATCTGCTCCGCGCCCATCCGGTCAAGATCTTCCTTCAGCAAACCCTTGAACAGTTCCGGGTTCGCCTTGATGACTTCCTTCAACTTCTCCGGGTCCATTTCCTCATCTCCTCGTCGGGGCGCACCTGCGTGTGCGCCCTCCTCTCGTTGGGGCGATCCCACGTGACCGCCCTCCTCTCGCCTCTCAATAATCGGCACCGCATCCTCAAAGCCCGGCTCCAGCACCAGATCGAATCCAGTGATCTCTAGCCGCGTGACCTCCTCGATCTCGCGCCCGCCTTCCTTCACGATCCTCGAATCGCCGTAGCCGCGCATGCTCAACGGGATCCGCACACCGCCGCGCGCTAACGCCTGGATGTCCCTGCCCTTGGCGGTTTCGAGCAGGTGGCCCGCAACGGATACATGCTCGCCGTCGAAGTCCACACTGTCCCACTTCACCACCACGTCCAGCATATTCGGACGCCCGCTTTTATCGCTCGGATGGTCAACCTCTCCCAGATACTGCATGCGGCCCTGTCCGGCGCTCTCATTCAAATGCGTGCGCATCCTGTCCACTGCCTCGCGCAGCACCCGCGCCGGATATCGCCGATCATTGCCATTCACCACGTTCGCCGTCATCACCCGGTCTGCCCGGATCGTGCGCGGCCCGTCGGCCGCCTCGTCCATCATCATGCCCGTCGCCAGCCGCTCCACGATCCGCTTCCCGCGCCGTCGCTTCGCCTCACCTACTCCCTCTCCTATGGGAGAGGGCTGGGGTGAGGGTGACTGTTGCTCTTGCGTCTGCGGCTGATACGTCAACTCCACCACCTGCCACTCCGCCTCATCCGCAAACACATACCCATCAGCCGTCTGCGTGTACGTCACCCGGTAAAACTCGTCCGGGCTGAGTTCATCATCCGGCGACCACGCCTTCACGATCACCGCATCCGCGAACGTATCCACGATCACATACGGCGTGTACTCATCGCCCGGCGCAAACGGTGACGGCTCCCTGAACTGCGCCTCAAACGCCGCCGCGATCTCATCGCGCGTCGTCTCCAGCGACCCCTTCACCATCTCCTCGATCGGCTTGCCACGCTCGATCGTCATCAGCGTTTCTTTCAGCGAATCCGGCGGCGTCTCCCTCAACTTCCGATACAACCCGCGTAGCCTGCGCCGCGCCGCCGTCATCGCGTTCGCCGGCATATCCGGCTCCCCGCGCGCCCCGGCCAGCGCCCCGGCCGCCGCGTGAATCCCGTTGCGATTCAGCGTGATCGTGTCCCCGCTCACCTCGGCCACCGGCAGTTTTGCCTTGCTGTGCGCAAACGTCGGCTTGCCGTCCGCGTCCTCGCCAAACGCCTCATCGGGCACGTACAAATACACAAACCGGATCTGCGCCTTCGTCGCGTCACCCGCCGCATACGCCTCCGCCAACCGCCGGCCCAGCGCCGATTTGTCCACATCGCCCCACGCCCTGTCGCTGATCTCGTTGGAGATTTTGAGCGCCATCGTCATCCTCCAATCATTCCTGTAATAGCGGTACTGGGAATTACTTCCACATCTGATCGATCGTCACCACCGTGGCGGTCGAACTCCTGGTCTTCTGCGCCTCGCCCTGCCCGATCATCTGATTCACCCCGCTCACCGCGTCAACCCGATCGTCCTGCGCCCCATACGGAAACGCGCACATCTCGCTGATCCACTCCTCGATCCATCCGTCGTCATTCACGCTCTCGCGCACAAACCGCACCTTGCCCATCTCCGCCCGATCGACCACCGGCGTCGCCCTCGCGATTTTGTCCGCATGGACATTTACCGACTTCAGCGCCACGTGCGCCAGTTCCGGCTCGCGCATCAACTCCTGCACCATCGGCCCGCCATGCACCTTGTTTTCAATGCCATGCTCGGTATCAGATTCAGCCAGCATCAATTCGCGGATCATCTTCCGCTGCTCTGGCGATTCAATTTTTCCAGCGTGTCCTCGCCGCAGATACAACGTGCCATCCGGCCCCATCGCCCCGGCGATCGTCGCCGTGTTGCTCGATTGTTCCTTCAGCGAATGCGCCAGGTCGTAGTAGCGCTTCCACGCCAGCCCTTGCGGCAGTTCGCTCGCCTCGATCGTTCTCAGCCACGCCCGCTTGAACTTCGCCCCCTCCGCCGGCCTCGGCTTCTGCTGGTATTTCGCCGCAAACGATCGCTTGCTCACCGCCTCAATCGCCCGCAGCGTCTCAGCCGGGTAACGCACCGGCCACAGCGCCTCGCCCGGCCTGCGCCCCAGCGGATCCGGCTGCCCCATCGGCAAGCCCGCGCGCTTTGCATACTCATCGCGCTCCTGCTGTGTCTCAGCCAGCGCCGGCAGCGACAACACCACCCAGCGATCCGCCCGGCTCTGATCGCGCAGCAGCCGGCCCGTCAAATCGTCCTCGTGCCAGCGCTGCATCATGATGATGATCACCGCGTCCGGCTCCAATCGCGGATAGATCGTGTCCGTGTACCACGTGTACAGATTATTCCGCTGCAACTCGCTCTCCGCCTCGTCGGCCGCCCCGATCGGATCGTCGATGATCAAAATCTTCGCGCCCTGCCCCGTCGGGCTGCCGCCCACGCCCACCGTCAGCATCGCCGGCCGCGTATGCCCGCTCAGCGTCCACTTCTGCACCGTCGCGCTGTCGCTGCTCAAATGCGTCTCGCTGAACAACCGCTGGTACGCCTCAGTCTCGATCAAATTCCGCACGTTGCGGCTGAACGTCTCCGGCAGCGCCGCCGTGTGGCTCGCCAGCATAAACTGCTCCGTCGGATCGATCCCCAGCGCCCACGCCGGAAACATCTCGCTCGTGATCTTGCTCTTGCCGTGCCGCGGCGGCGCCTGAATGATCAACCGCCGTATCTCGCGCCGCCGGGCCGCCTCCAGATATGCCGCGATCAACTCCAGGTGCGGCGCCCGCGTGAACGTCGGATCGACGTAGGCCGCAAAATCAATCAGCTTGGCGCGCGCCCGTCTCCGGCGCAGCAACTCCTGCGCCGCCGCTGCCGGCCCCACGCGCGATGGCCTCAAGATCGTCGTCACTCAACTCCTCCGCCGTCCGCTCGCTCGCGCTCTTGCTCGCCGTCATCCGATCCGCCCGATCCAGCGTCGTCATGTCCGCCAGCCTGCGCCGCGTATCCATCGCCGCGCCCGCCCGGCCCAACTCCTCGATCAGCGCCAGCCGCACATTGGCCTCGGCCTTGCCGGTCGCCATCTCCAGCGCTCGCAGCAACTCATCGGCCGCCGCCTGCGATCCAATATCGCCCAGCGCCTTGACCGCCGCCAGCCGCTCCTGCTCGTCCCTGCTCCTGTTCATCACAATCCCGCTCAGCGCCTCGATCGCCCCCACATCACCAGTAATCTGCCGGTGCAGATCGCGCGCCGCGTCAACCGTCGCAATTTTCAGCCGATCAACCGCCTCATCCACCGCGTTCGCCAGCCGGTGCCCGCGCACCTCCTGCCGCGCCAGATTCAGCGCATCTACGAAGGCCCGCTTGTGTACCCAGCCGTTGCGCCGCTTGCTCCAAAACGTCGAATACGAGCACGGCCGATCGTCCGCCAGCAAAATCGCCGTCAACGATCGCCCTTTCAACTCCTCCTCGGCGATGTGAATGATCCCGGCCGCCTGCTGTGGACTCAATCTGTTCAGCCGCGCGTTCAGTTCCGCCGACGGCTGAAACCTAGATTGCAAATCAATTGCAAAAACTTTTGATTCTTCAGGCTGCTTTTTTTTCATCGCTCATAGCGCGCTGACTACGCGCAATACCCGGCCCGTAAGCATTTCCCATAATTCCCATACCAGGGCCTGCCTCACGCCGCCTTCCGCGCGTTGAACTTCAGGTCCAGCAGAATCACGCCGCAGATCGCAATCTCATCCGTGCGCCCATAGGCCCGCAAATCCTGCATCTTCCCGTTCCACGGATTCATGATCCCGATGCCGCCGCTCTGCAGCGTGCCCGTCGCCAGCACAAAATGCTGCTGCAGGCCGTCCTCATACGGACTCGCGTCCACATAAATGATGACCGGCTCACTCCGGCTCAGTCGGTCATGGATCAACTCCATAATCCGCGCCGGAACCGGCGTATTGGGATGATCGTGCCGG